GCGCCATGCAATCTTACAGAATTCATTATCTGTTGAACCTGTTAAAAGAACAGCATCACGATCTTTAAAGTCATTAACTAACTTATCATATGCAACAATTTCTGTTGGACAAACAAAGGTGAAATCTTTTGGATAAAAAACAACTACCTTCCATTGTCCTGGAAATGACTTTTCGCTTAATACTTCAAAAACATCATCAGAAGCATCTAGTCTTCCTGGCTTTACGCCAACAATTCTAAATGGACTTAATTTATTTCCTACTGTTTTCATTTTTCTCCTATATATAAGATGGGATTATTCCCGCTGGACCACCAGGGCTCGAACCTGGGACATCAGAGTTAACAGCTCTGCGCTCTGCCGACTGAGCTATGGTCCACTAAGCGCCCCTGAAAGGAATTGAACCTCCGACGCAGACCTTAGAAGAGTCTCGCTCTATCCACTGAGCTACAAGGGCATACAAATTATATCTAATTTATATCGTAATCGTCAATACCGTTTAACGGAATTACACCCTTTTCTTTTGCAATTTTATATCCTTCATTGGTAAAGTGCATAGTTGCTTCTAAGTTTTCATCATACTCTACATTTAACAAACCATCTTGATACAAATCAATTAAAGTACTATCTACATACTCTAAATGAGCCTCCCATAAATCTGGAGCAAGTTCTTTTGTAACTTTTTCATTTAACTCAAAAATAGCCTCGCCATCTTCGTTGTATCCAGCAAGCCTGATTGCACCGATATCAATATAATACTGAATTTGTCTTAAAGCTTCTTCGTCATCCATACTATCTCCCTTGTGCACCAGGTAGGACTTGAACCTACGACTACCCGATTATGAGTCGGGGGCTCTAACCAACTAAGCTACTGGTGCCTAGCTGGTAATTATATATTTGTGTCTTGCTTTTTGTCAATAGTATTTTCTACTATAGACTGAACATATTCCGAAAAGTGTTTTCTTATGCTTCCTGGAGGCCTTGAACCACTTTCAATCCATATTCTTTTATATTCAATTATGTTATCAAATGTAGTGGGACATACTTTTATTCCATTATATTCTTTTAACCTAACTGGAAGAGGCACATGCTTACCACAGCATTTACATTCTTTAGCTCTATCTTGGTATGTACTCATAATATTTGCATTCTTTCTATTGTGTCTAGAGTGTCTCTTAAATCTTGAGGCATTCTTGGCGCACGAATCATATTCATTCTGATTTCTTCTTCTGGCTCCTTGTTATACTTTATAGAGTCATAGGTATGAATTTCTACTTCTTTTAGTATATCATTTTTACTCATACTTATGGCATTATATATTGACCCACAAACAGCGTCAGCTAAATCTTTAGACCCTTTCCTTGGGTGATCTACTTTGTCCCTCATTATTTTTAATTGTAACAATTCATCAATTAACAATTTAATATGAGGTCCATTTAGTCTTTCTTCTAAAACAACCATAGCCATATCGTCATAATGTTTTTTACCAACAGACAATGTTTCAGTATTAATTCCGTATTGTTTTAACTGTTGCATCATGTCATGAGAATTCCATCTATCAAATGTGCAAAGCCTAATATTGAACCCTCTTGTCCTTAATGCTAATATGTAATCTTTAACTTCAGTAAAGTCTACAGATTTATCTGGAGTTGGAGTCCAGTACCTAACTGCATCTATCTCTACTATTGGTGCTGGCTGAGAGTATGTGTCTGTAACCTTCACGTTAACCCATTTCTGAACATGTGCTAAGGAAACTGCACAATGGTCATGTTTTTGTGCAAGGTCTACGTGTATGAAATACTCTTTGTCTGGATCTGGCGCAAACCAATCTTGAAGTCTTCCAAATCCGTCTATAGCTAAAGATAGGTTGCTGAAAGCTTTTTCTATTTTTTCTCTAGACTTAAAGAAAGCATCAACTGCCTCTGGTGGCATACAAGCAAACCGTGAAAGTGCGTCTGGCATATTTTTGTAAAACTCCACCTTGAAGTCTTCTATTTTTTTAGTAGGGTTTATCTCCCATGTAGGTCTTTTTAACGCAAAAACTTTTGGTATTGTGTACGAAACAATATGATCTTCTTCCCATTCAACAACGACCTCATTACCATCTGTTCCATCTGGTAGATCCTCATCCATCTTTAGAGTTTTAGTCATTATTAAAGTTTCTTTTTCTGCTATAACTGAATCGTAAAATTTTTGAATTGGGTCATTTTTAAATCTGGGAAAAGATAAAAGAATAACTTTGCCATAATCTGGAAAACGAGAAACTACTGATCCACGATACATGTCGTATATTGCATCTGCTGTTTTTGCCTGGTCATGCCCTGTTGTATTTTCTGTAGCAAACCCTGAAATCTCATCTAGGATAACAGCAATTACGTTATAACCTTCAAAGGCTTCTCTTTCTGAGTGTCCAGAATAAACATTTACATTTTTATTAAATCTAATTTCTGAAGCTTTTGGATCATACTTTCCTGCAAACCAAGGGGATCTCTCTACTCTAGTCTTAAATCCTTTAAAGAAAACATTATTTGCTTGTTGTGCGTTAATAGCAATATTAATTATATCTATGGTATCTCCTGGAGGCTTTCCATAATATGTTGCAGGATCTTTAAGGCATAACAGTAGATACACTATATAAGAAACTGATATGGTAGAACAATAGTCCTTACCACTTCCCTTTCCTAATTGAGCAATTACTTCATTGCAGGTTTGCTTGAATCTTCTTCTTCCTTCGTCTTCTCCGAATAACTTGATGAGTGTTGATTCTTTGTAGATCTGGCTGCTCTTCTCAATGAGTGTATACTGGTGCTCCGATAGTGGGGGAAGTCCGAGGTACTCTGGACTGGTAACGAATGTTCGTAAGTCGACTGGTCTTTCATCAAATTCTTCTCCATCTAATATGTCTATTAAATCATTAAAATTAAGATCCACTAGATTCCTCTTGATTTATTACAATAGGCTCCACAACTCCTGTTATTTGCGAGAGTCTTTTCGCAACTTCCATCTTGCACTTTGGACAGCTAGCGGTTACATCCTTTAATATTCCAACTAAAATTTCTTGCTTTTTTTCTGTTTCTGCTATTTGAGTAGCAAGCTCTGCATTATCTAGCAACCCTACTTCCTGAAGCATTCCAATTCTTTTGCCCTCGATATCAGCTATCAGTTTTAATGCCGTTGCCTTAACATTTAATTGTCCAGCTTGGTCTGCGTCCTCTACAGTTTTCCATGCCTCTTTTATAAGCATAGCGTAGTGTTGATCGGCGCCAGAGACTGCCTCTTTAGCCCTGTCACGAGCCCCAGAATCGCTTCTAACGACCTCTTTCCACTCGTCTATATACTGCAAGACTTCTGCCCTCTTAAAACCCGTTAGAGTGGCAATTTGGGTAGGATTATTACCCTTAAGTAGTTCTGAAACTACCTTGTTCATTCGATCAAAGTGATCTGCTAATTCGATATCCATATATATACATTATAATCTTAGTTGACTAAAAAATCAACTAGACATTTGCTTGGCAATCTTTAATAATACTAAATATCCAATAAGATCATCAATATCATTGTCTCCAGGATACTCTGTGCCCTTCATTAGCCTATTTAATTTATCATCAATGCGGACATGAAGTTGTTCTCTTGGTCCCGCCTTTGAAAATATTCTAATTGGCTTAAGAGCAGAATTACCATAGGCAATATTCTTTTTAACTAACATATGTGCAATTTCGTGGCAGGTTTCAAGGATTTCTTTACCAGCCTCTGTACCAACTGTGAGCAAATATAAGTCCTGACAATTAAAACTTTTTGAATCTGGAAATACTGGCTCAAGCATTTTCTACCTCGCTATTTAGTGTAAATCTTCCTACTACAGAAGACCTTGGTCCTTCATTGCTAATTTGATGATATATTCCTTCTTTAAAAAATAAAATATCACCTGGTTCTAAAATATAGGTTTCTTTAAAATTTTGCCTATCATCCTTTAGCTCCCATTTATTAATTCCTGCAATTTGAACTATGCATGTGTGCCAACTGTGGTTCTCATAAGGAACAAATTTCTCTGATAAAGCAATTTTTAAAGAACTAAAGTTTAAAGAGATATCAAAAATGTTTTCCATTTCATCAATTTGATTTGACAAAGATGTGGAAATCATTTTAGGCCTATCACGTGGATCAAAAAATATAGAGAAAAAGAAAGTGGCATCAGATTCAATAACAAACTCATTTGGCTTTTCTTTAGAGTACGATAATGTTTTAATTGCAAAAAGATCTTTGTAAGGAACTTCATATTGGGCTGGCGCCATATTTTGTTCTTGTGTTGTATTTTTTTTTCTAGTAGCAATATTAAGAACATTAACTATATAGTTCCAGTCTGGCAAATCACTCATTAAGCCTTTGCAGTGATAAACTCCTGTTTCATTCCAATCATTAATAAAATTATTTTTCATGTCTTCGATAATCATTTTATAAAACCGTTATCCTTTAAGGCTCTGTATATGGTCATAACCGTTACACCACACTCTTTAGCAATTTCTTCCATAGATTTTCTCTGAACTACATACCTCCTATGTAGCCAGTCCTTACTTTTATACAGCTTCATCTCTTTGTTAAAACCTCATTTGCATAATAAGCAATTCCAAATGAGTCTGCCACATCAAAATCATCTAGCTTCAAATCATACTTTTTGTTAAAATAATCTACTGTACGCTGCTTTCTAATCTCCCTCATTTTAGATTTATACCAGGAATCAGCATACCCAGGGTTCTCTTTACGAAGTCTATCTTTCTCAATTTTTGTTGGGTTTTTATTTCCAATATGAGCCTGCCAAGATGAAGGAGAAATAGTGATAACACTAGCCCCAGTAGACATAAGCTCAGCAATAACGACACCGTATACATAAGATAATTTTATCACAGCATCTGGGGATCTGACAAGTATTGCTCCCTCTACTGCTATATAGTCTGACTTTAATTCATTTAGCATTGCAGAAGTTTTAACTTTAGCATCATATATCTTCTCATATATATCGTTACCAGTTATATTAATTTTACCCCACTTAATTGGTTTATTATTTTCTAAAAGACAAAATGCTACTGAATTTGTAGAAGCATCTATGCCTAAAACCCTACTTGCCTTTGTCTTAACCAGGCTAGCTAATGTCATTTATCATCCTCAAAAGTTTAGACCTATCTGATGAAGAGTTATTCTTTTCACATTTAGAACATATAGAGAGTTGATTATATCTGCTAAGCCTAGAGGAGCACTTCTTGCAATATCTTTTTGACCCAGATCTTATTGCCTTTTTCTCATAATACTTTTCCATGATCTTTTTATTTGTTGCAACTCTACAGCAATCATCAGAACAATATTTTTGATTATGAGTTTTTGGCTCAAAATCTTTAGCACAATCTTTATTAGCACACTTCATATCTTTATAGGCTCGTAAGCTTCTATCTGAACTGTTCCAGTTTCTTTTTCCCAGCAGTCCTTTTTTATTTTGCATGACTTACATGCTGAACTAGATTTTGTAAATGGCCTAATCGGAAGATCACCATTAACAAAATTATCATACACCTCACACATCCAAACAAATAAATCTTCGATAATCTTTGTGTTTTTATCATTCATTTGTATGGGTATGATTAATAGCTCTTGTGTGTTTTTATTTTCATACAGAAAAAACCCTTCCTGTATATTTTTTATTTTCATATATGTTAAAAGTTGTAGCAAATGGTTTGGGGATGGTGACATTTTTGCCTTATAGACATCCCAAGATTCTTGCTTTGCAGTTTTTATTTCGCCAATTACATCTTTATTATTCCAGTCAACTATGACATCTATGAAGCCCCTGATAGGTGGATATTCATTAATAACTTCTTGTTCTTCATGCTTTAGCAACCCCATTTTTTTTATAATAGATTGTATTCTTTCGTGGGCTTGCGTTCCTTGAGACATATTAGCAACAGCAATTGAATCATTGTTGTCTATGAATACAGCACCGCTAAAGGCTAAGTACCAGTATCTTGGACAATTACCGCTACCATAACCCAACGAGCTTGGGCTAAAAGAAGTTTTTGTCATAGACTGGTCTCCCCTTTTTGTAGAAAGGTAAGCATCATCTAGCATTTTACCAAAAGCTTCTGGATCAAAATTGCCAGAAATCTTTTTAAACTTTAAGTTATTTACAATATCTCTACCCATTATATCTCACAACATACTTGAGGGCATCCACAAGTTTGTCTATAGACTCCTTTGCTGAATAATAAATGTTCTTCTTATTGTTATTTACTGTTCCCGCTTTATCTTTTGCTATTGTAGAATATACAGATGCCATCATAGAAAATTTAGTAGACATTGCTTGCAATTCTATAATTAATTGTGGAGCTTTTGCTGCGGGAACATCTGGATTCATTAACAATTTTACCACAATTGCCAAAGCTTTATCTAGCTGAGAATCTTTCATATATTCATGCAAGTCATTGAATTCAGTAATAGAGTTAATGAGTTCCAGAGTGTTCACATCAGACATTTAGCCAACCACTACTTTCGTAACCAAAGCATAGCCAATCCATAGTCCAACTATGCCCATCAAACCAGAAAATACTGGTGGGGCTGGAATTGGAAGCTTGAAGGCGCTAAATACTCCACCAACAACCGCACCCACTAAAGTGGTTAGAATAATTTCTTTCATTAGAAAGGAACCTCTGTCTCTTCAAAAAATCTATCAGAAGCAATTTCTTTTTGAAGACTGTATGATGTAACTGCTACACTATCGGCTTTGACTTCGTAAGAACTTCTTTCGTTGCCGCTCTTATCTACCCAGTTTTCTTCATAAATTTTTCCAACAATAGTTACTTCTTGGCCCTTCTTAATAGTAGATTTAGCCTGATCAGCTAACCTACCCCATACCTTTACGGTCCACCATGAGGTAGCAGAATCTTCGTACTTTCCAGTTTCTTCATTCTTCACCCTATCATGTGTAACCACACGCAGTCTTAATCCTTTATCGCCTATAAGCGCTGGATCTTGACCAAGCCTACCTACTAATGTAATAGTTGGATTTGGCATCTCTATATCTCCCTGTTCTCCCAGGCATCCATTAGCTCTTCTAATAACGCCCATTCAATCACTGCTAGTCTTGTCTTGTTACTTTCGGAACCCAAGACCAGCTTTAGTACTGGATACTTGTCTCTATTTACCTTGAAGGTATCAGTACAAATCTTTGCCCACATCTTTTCAGATATTGATATGCTTGATGAATATTCTTTATAATCTACAACAAAACTTTTCCATTGAGCATCACCCTTACTGTAGTCTCCACGCCCACTATTTTTTTGCTGCTTTGCCCCGTCACGTTTTGCTTCGCCTCTTTCGGTCATGAGTTAACCTTTAAAGAGTTATTGTGTCCATTGGGGCAAGTCCAAGTCATAATGAAGTTAACGGTATCCCAAAAATACTCTGAAGAGTCTAGATCACATTTTGAGCATGGCTTACTTCCAATAATTAATTCTATGTTTTTATTTTGTACTTCTGTTGGCTTAGGTCCAATAAATTCATTAATGCTTGGCATATATTTTATTATTCAACTCCTCAACAACATTTGGATTATCACGTAGATACTGTACGGCCTTTGCCCTACCCTGAAATCTTTCTTCACCAATTGT